GTCCACTCCTCTGTGGAGAACTGAGAAATAGAGAATCCACTCTTCGGGAAGATATCAAGATTAAAAGTGCGCCGTGTATCTGAGTCTGCGTCAATCGAGTTAGAACCACTTAACGCAAGTCCTTCGATCGTATCAATAATCTGGTAGTCTTTATTCAGCAGTTCAATACGACAATATAATCTTTTTGACCGGCTTTTCAGTAAGGCCAGATCTTCTTCTGTAGGTAAGTAAGTCATGGCCCACCTCCTTAAATCAAACCAGCGTTCTTCATGTCATCGCTGCTATTCAAATCGCCAGTCTCTACAAAATCAAATGAGATTTCTACCTTATCCGGATGCTCATCATCTGAGTAAGAAACATTTCCATTCACATTCATCAGCCATGCGCGGCCATCGTACATCTTCAATGCTTTTGGCTTTTTGTTCGTTAGCCAATTGATAAAAGTCTCCCGATAGTCAATAGACCCATCAAAATCAAACTCATCATTGTTGCGATCCCACTTGATAATAACACCAGAGAAGTTGCCGCTATAATAATTTGCCTCACTACCATAGAATACGATGGGATACTTGCTTCCCAATGTCGTCTCCACAGACGCTTCTTGATTGCGCGTAATATTCGTGACAGCTGGCTCAAGACCAACATAATATGATATGTCTTTATCCATTAGCCATGCTCCGTCAAAATCGCTTACGGCACTTGTAGATGTGTACACTTGTTCAATTTCATCCACAACAGGAACTGCCATATACTGATACTTCGTTTTTCTGCCACGTGCGAATTTGTCATAGCATACAATCAAAATAGGTTCAACGGAACTTATGATCTTCTTTTCATAAATCGTAATCCAGTCGTATTTGCCAAACTCTCTACGTTTTACGCGAATAGAATCAAAATTATTAGGCTCGTCCGCGCTTTTCGTAACGGTAAGCTTGATTCTACCTTCTCTTTTTTCATTCTCTGCCACAATTTTAAGTTTCTGCAGTTGTCCGTCATACTCAATTCTGAATGCGCAAAAATCCGTGTCCAGAACATATCCATTCACAGTTTCTCCAACCGCTCGCACATAATACACCTTATTATTATCAAGGCTTTCTACGTTGAACGCATGTGAAATAGATCCGTGGTATATCTCCTCATGTAGCAAAGTCTTGTCTGAATCATAAAGCTGATATTTATAAAGATTCAGTGTCTCGCCCTCTTCTTCGATGTTTTTATACTCGACATTAAAAGAAAAAGCAGGGAAGGGAATTGTCTTTTCAGCGCGCGCTTCCACATCAACAAACTTTAACACCGGTTTTTCATGGCAATAAAAAAGAACGGCATCGCTTAAATCACTTGTCTTGCCGTTCTGATTTGTTACTGCAATTTTAAGATAGTAGGGGAGTAGTCTGTTGCGTACAAGGTTCGCTGGCAGCATAAACATACGTACAGAAGATGAACCACTGGTTTTCACTGTCTGGTCAACAATACTATTGCCGGAGGCGTTGTCGTAGATAATATACTCCACTTCATTGATCGTGTCATCGTAACATGTGTACCGCACGATATTTTCCTGCGTAGCGTCTATTACGGAAAATTTTGAAATTATCGGTTTCGCCAATTTAACACCTCCTTATTTTACGCCATATATCTCACATGGAATAATCAAATCGTTGTTTGTTGTAATGGCCGTCTCACCAGAGCTTTGTGCGTCAAAGAATGTAATTTCAGTGCAATATTTATTATTCTTTTCATATGCTTTTACATAGAACGGACGGAAAGCGCTTTTTATATTTGTGTCAGAATTGTATGATACACTTGGAGTAGAATTGTCGCCAGCGCTCAAATCATAAATCATACACAGCTTCGGCGTATTCATAGTGACGCAGTGATATTCTGCACCACTCCATTCACCTGCGACCGGTTTCGACACAATAACAGAAACTTTGCTCAAATATTCGAGCACCCGTTTTGTTGCGGCACTCTCTGGATCAATCTCAACAACTTCTCTCTCTTTGTAGCCACGGAAGATAAAAATATATCCTGAATAATCGCTGTCCGCTTCAAAAGTCAACTTGTTCTCTTCGCCAACGGCAGAGTATGCATCTTTTGAATCGTTCTTCCATAGTAGCTGGAAAATCTGTCCAGCCTTCAACTTGTCCACAGTAATAGTATCAGTGGTGATTTTATCCCCAGAAACTTGCGTAAGGCTGTTGTTTACAGAAGTGGAATCAAGCGCCACTTTACCGTTTTTGTCAATGGATATAGCACCAGTCAAGTTAAGCTTTGTCGCCTTGATTTTTACAGTATTTGTACTCTGGTTTATCAAAGTAGCAATGTTTTTTCCGGTATAATCCGTCTTAGCCACCTTTGAATCAATACTTTCAGTTGCTGTTTTAATGTGCTCTTCAAGTTTTTTATTTGCATTTAATTCTGCAGCATCCGCATACTTTTGAGCTTCAGTTTTTGTGGCACACAGTATGATGGCATTCTCATTTTTTGAAATTCTAGATTCTGCAAGCGAAATTTTTGTATTTAGTCC